CAATCTCGGAAAGATTTTCAATACCATCTGGAACAAAATCATCATCCGTAAATTGAGGACTAAACAGAGTAACATTCTCACCTCTGGTATAACGTGCGAGTAATTGCTCAAGAGATAATACCATACCCGGAACAGTAAGAGAAGGCTTGACATTAATCTCACCTATCTCATTACAAAGTGTAGGATAATTGTAGTGATTAACCAATTTTGGTTTCATACATTACGGTTTTTTTGTGAAGAATAAAAGGCCTTATAACGGCCATATTTCGCAGATTCTTTATACTGCTCAAAAGTGTAACTTGAGCCTTCATAGAGCCTATTAAACTCCAGAATCTCAGTATTCAAATTCTGATTAACAATGTTCTGAATAATCTTAACCTGCTCTTTTTGTTCAGTCTCACTATAAATTTTATTTCGGTAATATCGAGGGAGAGCCACACGGTGCCCTCCCTCTTTGGTTACATAAAGACGAGACAAGTCATCCTTATGATATGCCACAACCGAAGACGTAAGATAATTAGAACCCAGTCCTTTAGACATCAATGGAAATTCATACTCACGATCATCACGATCATGAAACCGTTTTTTATTAGCTTTATCAATATACTTCATACAGTAAGCAATTGAATCACCTGTAACCGTACCAACAACTACCGTACCATTTCCCCAAGCATCATTAAAAAGACTTTCGTCCGGAGTATTAAATATAATCGCATGATAGTGCGGACGATGGTTATTAGAACCATACTCACCACAAGCGTAATACTTTAGCTTAGAGTAAGGACACAGTTTTCTAAGACGTTTCATAAAATCCTGAAAGTCTTTTTTTCGCAAGTCCATAAACCCATTTTTGGAGATAGGAACATTACGTGTATCATAAGTCAATGTTACAAAATGAGCTGATACACTCACTTTTTCCTCTTGAAGGAGACGAAAAACCCAGCTATTAACTCGTCGTAACTTACAATTTGGACAACGACCACACGGAACAGGAACTTTCTCTATTCCAGCCTTTGGCAAAACGTAGTAAGGGGAATCACAAATCATTTTTAGATAGTTGGAATACCATAGCGCGGTAACTTACGCACTGCTGATATTTTATTAAAAACATGAGCAAATATGTGATCTTCATTAGATTCAGTAATCGCAAATATCCGAGTCGAAGGATAACAAGAAATAAACCCTTCATTAAGCGCAGGATCATTTGTAAAGATTCGACCTAAATGCCAGAAATTAAGAGTATCCCTCATTTCTCCGGCAACACGTGAACACATATATTTAAACTCAGCATAACGAGGAACATAACCAAATACTCCATCAGGTGTTGCACTACCCACATAAAGCTCTTTTTGTAATACTTCCTGCTCACCAATATGAGCAAACGAAGGCCATGCGTAATCCAAACGATTAAAACGAGTAAAAGAGCGATGAATACCTTGCTGATAAGCCGTTACAGGCTGAACATTGATAATGCCAATAATAAAGCCATGTTCCTCACAACTATAATTGAAAGAATTACCACCTCCAACTGATATACCATGCCCTGCCATCTGACCCACAGGAACGTTAGCGGCCGTGGTTTCCGCTGTTGCAAGAACCTCGGAAATAACCATATTCTGCTTAGAACCTCCAATATATTCCGGACGTTGCAACCTTGCATCCGAAGACTTAATACCAAAGTGAGACAAAATACTCTCCACATAACGAGTACCGCCCCGAGCATTCTTTTCAAGCCACTCTTGTAACCGAAAAGCACGACGAAGGGTATTGATTGACGTTGCATCTGCTTGAATATCTACAGACAACGTTCCATTAGGATCATAAGCAGCAGGATTGGTTGAAGCGTCATGCAAAGATGATGCTAAAGGAGCCGGGCCGGCAGCCGTTTTAATATCACCCAGTGCTGCAAGCGAATCATCTGAGGCCTTACGAACAAGTCCAGGAACATGTTCCGGATTGTCATAATCAACAATCACATTTTCGGTGGTAGTTAATGGAATTTGAACCTCTGTACCTTTTTGAGCAAAAGGAAGTGCAGAAGTAAAATAGTCATGCATCCAAGCACGCTGCAAAGGAGCTTCAAACAACCAATCCGAATAATTTGCATCATTATCACCCGGAACTAACGGCTGAAAAGTAGCAGTCTGCAAATTCTGATCTCTATAATACTCATCATAGATTTTAATATAAGCAGCAAACGGCATAGGAGATATCTTAACAGTTGCAACCATAGGCTCCGTAGGGACTCCTAAATAATCCGCAAGAGAACCAACTTCGGCTTCATTAGAACCATTAAGAGTCATCCAAGGAGCCTCAACATCACTATCGCCAGTTATCCACTTTTCCCATTCAGGCCATACTAAACGAGTAGGACAAAAGAAGTGGAATAGTTTTACTTTTAATGGATGCATGACTGGTCTTTTAAGAGCAGACATACGGATAACAGCTTCGGAGTTACCTACAAAAGTGTCATTAGGTAACATTTCTGTAATTTTTAAAGGTGTTAATTCACCTGCATTGGAGCTAAACATCGAATATGAGCTTAGATCGTGTACGTGCCTTTTTCTCATAACATTTTTTTCACTTTCTGTCCGTATTTACGGAGTGTTAAATTGATTTCATAATTTTCAAGTTTTTGGATACGGGTGTCTCGTCGACGCTTATAGACGTCGCCAGACATGGGTAGTTTCATTAGTAGCGCGTCTTGTATTTCGCTTTTTTCGCGCAGCTTTTGCATATTTTCTTCTTTCGCTTCAAGTTTCCTCCTTTCATATTCTTCTAGTCCGGATGGATCATCGAGATCGAGTCCGAATTTAAGGGTTTTTTCTTTAACTTTTCGTTTAACATATTTCGGCAAATTAACGATTTTACCGTCAAGACGTATTTTTTCAATTGGTCCTGAAATTTCTTGAGCAGATAGGATACTTTCACTTATGTCACCAAGTCCTTTCGACATATAACGAAATTCGTGTTGCAAATCCAAATTCATAATTTTTTTCATTGAATAGGAGTTAGTAAGTTTTTTCGTAACATAACCGGAGATGTATTGGGCTGAAGACGCTGTAAGGTCTCCAATGTGGACGTGACCTTTTCCCCAAGATTGTTCAATAAGTTTTGAGTGCGAGTATCCCACGCCAAAGAGGGCTGCGTGGTAGTGAGCGCGTTGAGTATCGTCTCCATATTCTCCAACAAGGAAATAGCGTATTTTATTTGGCGAGAGTTTTCGGAGCCGTTTAAGCCAGTCTTGAGTGTGTTTCGGAACGAGCGTGTTTCCATGGGGAAGGTTCTCCTGATTGTAAGTGAGGGTGACGAAGCAAGATTCGGGATGGAAGAAGGATTCAAGGACGATGCGATGCGACCAGAGTCTCCTGCGATTTAGTCTACAAGGTAGGCATTGGCCGCACCCATAAGGTTGGATTCCCTGCATATAGGGTTTTTTGCATAACATAAGATTACATCCGGAAGCCGATGCGTTGGCGGAGTGAACCGCGGCGGCGACGGCGGGAAGATGAGCGGCGGCGACGAACGGGACCGCGGCGGCGTTTGAAAGATCTGCGTCTGCGCATTTTTAACCTCCTTTCCCATCAGTGCGATAGTCGTAAGGGTAGCGGGTATAGTCAGGCTGATATTCTTGATTTCGGTAGGACCACTTCCAGCCGGTCGCGCCAGGTGGAAGGAGAGATTTAGGAGGCGCTTCGCCGCCTCCGAGATTAGGCATGAGATTATTTCTGAGAGCCCAACCGACTTCCTGGATCATATTATCCTCGATGCGTTCTTTAGTGTCCTTAGAGGGAACGGGCACGAGACCAGTTTCGGTTTGGGACCATGCGAGAGAGTTGACCTTTCCAGCTTCTTGAGACGGATGACCCTTAGCGGAGGCGGTAAGCTCAGCGGGTTTAGTGACGGTCCCATTTGAGGGCATAGAGGGACCGAGTTGCGCGGAATTATTCATCGCGATTTGAGAGCGAAGATAGTCATTTTGCAGCTGTTGATTTTCCAGCTGAAGTTGCTGCATTTGTTTTTCGGGACCAGTGCGAGTGGTCATCATAGAGCGGGAGAGATTTTGTCCGAGAGAGGACATAGTTGAAGCGATAGGGTCCGGAGCAGATTGAAAGGTAGAAGAGACCGGAGAGTAAGAGGCGCCAGAGGCGCCGAGGGCAGCAAGAGGATGGATGCCGGCTTTTTTAGCGTCTTCGACGCGCCAGCGGACACCATTTTGCGCGAATTCTTTTTGAAGATCGCGGTTAAGACGAGCCTCCTCGGCCGATCGGGCGTTGCCCTCGGCTGCGGAATTGGCTGCGTCGATATTTGAGAAGTAGCCGCCGAAGTTTTCGGCTGCGGCCATGGCACCGTTCCACGTGCCGGGGCCGCCAAGCATGTAAGAGTAGGCGTTAGAGTAGTTCGATTTAACAGAGTCCCAGAGAGATTTGGACATTATTTTCTCCTACATGAGATTTTAGAAAGCCAGTTGAAGCGAGGGCGTTTTTGGCCGACACGGCCAGTTTTTCGTTTAGCAAAGAGGACGTTGCGGCGCGCTTTACGGCGCACGCAGGCGAGAACGGAGGGAGAGCCACGGAAAGCGACCGTGGAGATAGCTCCATATTTGAGGGCAGTGAGACCAGAACGGAACCTAGAGAAGCTCCTGGCGTCGCGATTAGGGCCTTCTGGATGCCATTGTCGTCGATCCTCGACGAGTGTTAGGTGACGACGAGTTTTTTTGCCCTGCTGCGCACGGGCCATGTTTCTTCCGTGATTGGCGGCAATCACGTACTCAGGCCACTCATGGGGGTTCGCAGCGTAATACGCCTGCGTTAATGGGTGGGCCTGTTGAAAGTAGGGATGATTTTGAGGACGATTTGAGACGGGCACACGACGTGTAGCGTTAAGAGGGATAACGCGCCGGTCTCTGTTTTTTGATCGTCCCATTTCATCCCTTTCGTGTCACCTAGCACAGTACACATCAAGTAAGTGTACTGCGCAAGGCCTGATTACGAGCGTTAGATTACTAACGCTCGTCCGTTTCTTCGGATTTTTCGGATTTCTCCTTGACAGGAGGTTGTTTAGGTCTTTTGGGTTTCTTCCGTTGCTCAGCAACGTAGTTGTCGAAGATTCGACGT